AGGGGTTGGGCTCACAGGGGAAGGGCTCATGGCTCCGTAAGAGCTAGGGGTTGGGCTCACGGGGGAAGGGCTCATGGCTCCGTAAGAGCTAGGGGTTGGGCTCACAGGGGAAGGGCTCATGGCTCCGTAAGAGCTAGGGGTTGGGCTCACAGGGGAAGGGCTCATGGCTCCGTAAGAGCTAGGGCTTGGAAGTGGGGCCGGGCTTCCACTCACGATATCCTCTGAAGTACAGTCATCTTCTTGTCCACTCAATTGCACAGGAATTTCAGGGCACCACGAGACTGTGGATTTCCACGACGCCGTCTTTTTACCTCTAATATTACCATTGCTCCTTGCTTCACAATTTCTGGTGTCTATGACTTTTGTATAATTGCATGATGCTGGGCCTGGAATCATTGAAGATGGGCTTGGGACGGGTGCGGGACGTGGGGCGGGTGCGGGACGTGGAGCAGGTGCGGGACGTGGAGCAGGTGCGGGGCCTCCAGCTTCAACATCAGCGGCCGTACAATCCGAGCTCACTGCGGCCCTGGCGCATCCCGATACCGTGGAAGTATACGAAGTTGTTTTCCGACCATTCACTCTCCCATTATCCTTCATTGAGCACTGACTCCGGTCCACCGAGGTGGTGAAATTACAGTGTGCATCCACATCCGCACTCGTGCATTTCGTGGATGCAGAGAGACTTGGGCATTCTGCACCATAATCCATCTTGGGTGTGGTGACCGTACGGGCCCGAGTCTTGTTCTGGTTCGTGGACGTGCACTGTGCCGTGTTGTATGCGCCCCAATCTGAAACTACACAATCCGCGTTTTGACATGGACGCAAATTGCAGTCTATTTCTTGACGGAGCGCTGGACACGCCGTCCCGCCATTTGCGGCCGGAGTGACGACAGTTCGGGTCTGCGTCTGTTTACCCGGGCCGCAAAACTTGCTGCATGAACCACTATTTACCCAATCACTCACCACGCAATTCACAGGGGGTCCTCTTGGTGACGGCGTCGAGCCTGACCGGCCGGTCGGAGATGGTGCGCCACCGGTTGGCGCAGGGGCCGGACTTGATTCTCCCTTTTTGAAAACGAACATGTACAGCAAAATTATAATAATAATGACCACCACTACACCTCCACCAATAAGCAACCCTGTTGGTGCCTTTTTACTGGGCACCGGCAATTGGGCGAGAGGGGGTTGAACCGCATCCATATAATTCTAGTTTAGATTAAATTCTATTTTCAATTCGTCCAAATTTCTGTAGTACCTGGCGAGATCCTTCTTGAACCGTGCATCCTGCTTGGCCCCCGTCTTGACCAGCCAAGCCAGATTCGCCTGGGGGTATTTTGTCCGCATCAGTCACCATAAGCGTGTGATTATTTAAAAATAAAAGATTCGTTGTTAACATTAGGATAATGGATACAAAAAACGGTATTATCTATGGGTATAGAAATAAAATTAATGGAAAAATATACATTGGAAAGACGACCCAGACCGAGGAAATTCGCAAGAGCCAACATAAAAATTCTAAAAAGGATGATCATTTTCACAGTGCTATTCGATATCACGGTTTTGACAATTTTGAATACTTTGTAATCAAAGATAAAATTGAGACCGATGAAGAATTGAACAAGCTTGAGATATATTATATAGAAGAATACTCTACATTTAAAGATAGAACCAAAGGATATAACTTGACGGCCGGCGGAGAAGGCTCGGCCGGTCTTGTACCGAGTAAAGAAACCCGAGAATTGATGAGTAAATCTCGTACGGGTCTCAAACGGACCGAAGAACAGAAACGCACCATGAGTATAGCTCAAACTGGTCGTAAAATAACAGAAGATCATAGAAAGAAAATAAGCGTTGCTCATACAGGACGCAAGAGAAGTCAGGAGCACATCAAAAATGCAGCCGAAGGAGCATATAAACAAATAGAGCAGTGGTCATTGGACGGCGATTTAATTAAGATATGGAACTCTATAAAAGAAGCCGGTGAAACCCTGAAAATTCACAGGGGAAGTATAAGTGGATGTGCCAACGGTTATCCAAAGAATAAAACAGCTGGAAAATTTAAATGGAAATTTTATAATCCAAACTCGGCTTGCAATTCATCAATTGATGTGTAGTACCTCGCAAGGTCCTTCCTAAACCGTGCATCCTGTTTGGCACCCGTCTTCACGAGCCAAGCCAGATTCGCCTTGGAATATTTTGTCCGCGTCTGATTTTCAGTGGGTTTGCGCGGGGATGCTTTTTTCGGTTTAGCATTATCGCTGACAGTTGGCCTCTTATCTATGAATGCCAGCGACTGTAATAAACTATCTGAAAGATCATCTTTTTTTTTATGCCCGTCAAAGAATGCGACGAATTCCTTGTTTGGTCCGTCACCCGCGATGAACTTTCGGGCGCGTTCAATCGAAGCCTTCTTACGCTTGGCATACATGGCTCGTCCAGGTCCTGCACAGTCGGGTACTTTATGCCTCGCATCAAAAATAACAACCGTCTTTTCTTTCACAATAAAATACGTGTGAAGAAGGTTCTCAACCGCCTTCATGCTGCGATTACGATCGGGCTGCTTTTCAATGATTACGGTGGTCGCACCGAGAACCCATGGCTTCTCGTTCAGGTGCCGGACCAGACAAGGAAACACACCATCGGCGTGCATGGGTGGAACTCCTGAAACGTCCCATTGATGGATGCGTTTTGTAGCCGGATCAATTAAACACATTGCTAAATTCTTAATTCCACAATCAATTGTTAGTAGCATCTAATATTAAAGATTATTAGGTTTTTAAGTTAAGGATGATTTGTGCTTTAAAAAAGGAAAAGACTGAAGCCCGAATTATAAAGAGCCGCGAGTCGGCTCCCAAACGGGCCGATCCAGGTCCGACCACGCCGCCCGAAGAAAACACAGAAGGGCTCGTGTGTTGGTGGTGCGTTCACGCCCTCCCTCAACGTCCATGCATCCACCTCCCGGTGCGATACGATGAGAAACTCAACAGATTCACAACCATGGGGAATTTCTGCTCGTGGCAGTGTGCGAAAGCGTACGCGCACGACATGAACTCGGCCAAGTCCGGGGAGATCCAGTCTTTTCTGGCCATGATGAGGATGAGAGCCTTTGGGAAATTCGTGCCCTTGTGGCCAGCTCCAAAACGCCAGTTCCTGAGGTGTTTTGGTGGGACCATGACTATAGAAGAATTCAGGTCATATGGTGGGCTCGTGGAGCCTCCTCAGCTCTATTTTCCTTTTGAAAAGCAGGTTCATCCCGTCTTTACAGACACGAGAAACGAATTGAGTGTGCGAGGACCTACCGTCTCCACTGGTCACGATACGGGCCGTCTCAAGGCAATTGAAAACTCAACAGGGGCCCAGGACACTCTGAAACTCAAGAGATCCAAGCCGCTCGCAAGAGCCGCCAGCAAGTTAGAGAGTTCTCTCGGAATTGTACGTAAGAGTAAATGATGTGGTCGTGCTGCGGGTCTCAGCGCAAGCCCAAGACTTTCGTATTCAAAAATGGGACCCAGGTCAAGGCCCGGACTCTTTCACAGGCGCGAGAAATTTTGAAATCAATTAGTCTTCGTGAAATTTCAAATGTTATTCAATTGAATTCCAAAAATTGGCTAGTTGATTTCGGAAGAGATGTGACTATTGAGGTGTGGGCTCCATCTCTGTCATCGGCGAAAAAGCTTGGGGACTGGCTGGTATATCTTGATCGCCGGGAACCTCTTGAGGCTGTGGAGCCAAATCGGCCACAGACTGGCCCGGCTCCGGATTTGTGATTGGAGCCATGGACGGTAAACCCTGATCGAGCTCAATATCGGCGACCGATTGCTCGTTTGCCATGAAAGATGGTGAAAGGCCAACGGCCTCCATGATCGCGTCCTGTTCACTCAAGGATGTGGCGACTACTGGCGCTTGCACGTAGTACGAGACTGTACGAGGTTTGGGACCGATAAAGGCGAGTATGACCCATGCAATTACAAATCCGAGTACCAGTGAGAGCCAGTGCATTATTATTACAAATTATAAAAATCCCAACTTGACACGTTGTTTAGAAGTGGGTCTGGAGGGCGGTACATTCTGGTCCGTGCTCCTGAACCATTCGGCGCCTACATGGGCTCTCCATTGAATTGAGAGCCGGTCCAGAGCCTTCCGGCAAATCACACACGGAAGAGAGGTCCCGTGACCTCCATCGGTCCGGACCCGCGTCACGACAAAGTCGCCGTACTTGCGGTGGATCCACGATGGAAAGTTTGCAGCCCCCACACCCCTCCTGGAAGCCTGGAGCATCAAGCTGCGGATCATTTTGCGTTCTGCGCAACAGTGACAATCGTTACCAATTGAAGGCCCATACGGGACAGCGACTGGTCTCACACAGGATGAGAGGTTGATGGTACATGGTTTAAACACATGCAACCTTTTTAACTCATAATGCCGTCGTGTCGCGACTGCATCTATCACAATCCTCGTCACAATTTGTGTCTCGTTTACGCCCTCCCTCCACGGAATGCTCGCATTTACCCTCATTTGTGCGGACCAGATGCCAAAGAGTTCCGTCAAATTGTATGGGTGCCACGTCAGATTCCAAAAAAAGATGAGATG